CTAAGTTTCATTTAGATAGAAATCGTCATGCTGACTACGCTGTGAACGCTTTTCAGGACTGAATTCTAGCTCTTTGGCACGATAGTATGTGGATGGAGCAATCGGTAGTACTCTACAGATTGGCTCGACTCCATATTGTGGTTTGTGGTCATCTATAAAATCAACCATTACTTGGGTTTGCGGTCGAGCTCCGCCTGGGCGAAAAAAGCAGCAGCTTTCTTTATAATTTCATTGGCTTGCTTTAACTCTCTGTTCTCACGTTCAAGCTCTTTGATACGCTCGGCTTGGCTTTGAGCTTGAATCTTTGCAGGAATGGTTTTATCAATGTGCTTTTTATGCCATGATCGTAGGGTCTCAGGCGTGCAACCTATCTTTGGTGCTATGGCTTTGATGGCTGACCAGGTGGATGGGTAATCGTCTTTAGCTTCAATTAGCATACGGACGGCGCGCTCTTTCATTTCAGGGGTATAGTTTCGTGTTTTCATTGTCGTATTCTCTCAGAATGTTAAGTCTCCGACAATCTCGGGGCGGTTCATAACTGGATAAGTGCCAATAGTGAGAGTTTGCTGCTTACCTTGCCAGCGGTATGCGCTGATCCATGACTTAACGCCCGTATAACGAACCCATAATTGCAGTCCGTTACCGTCACTATGTTTATCAGGTCGCTTTGTATCAATCGAGGTGCTACTGGGCTGTAGCTTATTGATAACGGTATGAGTTAAGGGCATTGGGCTATCCTTTGTTGGTATTGAGAGTACGTATAAACTCTAATACCAACAATAATACCAACATTCTATATGGGACGCTATACCCCTATATAAACCTTGATACCTGAAAAACGCCCAAAATAAAGGGCTAACAGTCTATGACGGTCAGCCCTATATCGTTGTTTGGTGGAGATGGCGGGAGTTGAACCCGATTACATCAAATACTATCACACACTATCAAATTCGACCTTAGTAATATCAATGACTTACGATTATGCAATGTGATTGTATGTGATAGCGTATAACCATAGGCTGTCAAGAATCATGTCACAGCTTAATTATCCGATGCCGCAAATCGTAAGTTGCCAGCCACTCGCCTCGCCCAACCCTTACCAAAACTGATCCATCCGCGTAGCCCAGTGTAAAACTCGATACGTTCAGCATTAAATAGAAACACCACATCATTTTTATCCATTGCTGCAACGGCTGCCAGCGTCCGTGGACCTATCAAACCATCATCACTAGCGCCAACTGCGCGTTGTAGAAACTTAACAGCTTGGCGATTGCCATGGTTATATGCTGCATCAGTTAACTGCCATGCAATTAACCGATCTAGCTCATCACCTTTAACCGCTTTGTAGTATGACTGCTCTGTGATTTGCTTTGCAAGTGACTTTGGTAGCTTGCGCATATCTCCCCAATAGCCATGTGCGTTAGCGACACGCTTAGTCACACCATACATAGTTTCGCCGCCCGGATCATTAGGATGATTAACGTAACCACCTTCATGCTTCATCAGGCGTTCGAATATTGCATCGAATATGCTCATAATATTTACCTTATTTTAGACATTAAAAAAGCCTCAAGAATGAGGCTGTATTTAATGCTGATTATTATTTGTCTTTATCTGCAATGCGTAGTGCATAATGCAGTGCGTTGAGTGCGAGTAGTCCGCGTCGATAGTCGCTTGGCTTAACGTAAGGCTGTACAATCTCGCTGTTTTTGATAGCAATATCTGTCAGCTGACGTGCTGCCTTAATAATGTTAAAGCGCATGATTTTCTCCTTTTATTTACCGAATATCGCAAACGCTGCGTCTTTAATCTCCTTGACGACCTCCGCAAGTGTTTTGCCTTGCATTAGTGCCACCGCTTGATAAACAATGCCTATTGCCAACATGCCAAAGACTGCCCACACAAGCATGATTGCCCCATGTGTCATGACGCTATAATTTTGATAGCCCATAAACTCGATATGAGCCGCACCGCCGAATAAACTAATCGTTACTGCGATGGTGAATTTAACAATGACCGATATATTGACTTGTATCTTACCGTCACGACCAATATCGCCCGATAGCATTAAGCCGAAAATAGCGCCAATGACCGCAGCAAAGACTTTCGGCAGAAACACCAAAAGCTTTAATAAAATAATGTCCCAAAAGGGTGTGTTGTTTGGCATACGCCGTCCTCAAATTTTTGATAATAAAAAACCATCGTTATGAGGGTTGGTCTGCTGTCCATTTGCTGTCTATCCAGTACCACGTCTCGTAAGTGTTAGGTGGCTCTCTCAGGGTAAAATCATGACCAATAGGTATGTCAGATAACATATTGCTAGGGTCGTTACCTGTGTCGTTGTAAACATACTTACCGCCATCTTCTTCATATATGTATATTTTTGGCACTATCTTTTAACCCCCATAACTTGGATTGAGCGCGTTTCTTTTAGATACAGATTGGGCGTACCAGTTGATGACACCCAAACCTTGATGCTATATGTGTTATTTCCTGTTGGCGGTGTATCGACAGCCATTGGTGTTGTTATCATTTGATGGACAGCGTCAGCCTGAAAGCCGATGCTAAACCTATCGACCCTAGTCACGCCATTTCGCATTGTATCAATATGAATATAACCACCAATAACGCCGCCCGTTGCCCTAAGAACACCTATCATAGAGAACATTGACTGTATCGTCACCGACCCGCCTTGTGCATCTAAAGTGACGCTGCCAAACGTATGACCATTAACCGATTCAGCGCCGAAAGCATATACGTCGCCCGTAAAATTCTGCACACGTGGTATGGTTACTGCGTTACCAGCAATTTGCAAAGTATCAACTGCCAGATTTGCAATCTTACCTGTCGTTACCGCAAGATTATCAATCTGCGCCGTTTTAATAGCCGCATCTTTGATTTGAGCAGTATCAATAGCTGCCTTATGGATAAAAGTGCTATCTATATAAGTCCCTGCTGGCACAACCGTTCCATTAATCGTCTGCGGTGTTGTTAACACCATAAACGGAGACTTGCCTTTGCTCGAACCAGTAGGAGGTGCAATCCAAAAGTTATCAGCGTTGATTGCGAAATCAGACTGAGTCGCGGACGACATAAGGCCGAAACCACTAATACGGCCGCCAACATCCAGCTTTAGGGTGTATTGGGCTGATAGACCAGTAACCGATACTTTTACCTCTTTGGTTTCCTGTATTGCTGCGCTCAAAGAGTCGGTCCATGCTGGTGCAATAGTGCCTTCAGTCAACATGGGTGCGGCTATGTAAACATTTAAGTTGCCAGTACCACGGCCTAAAATCACTTTCTTCATTTCTTCAGTGGGTGGATGCCTCCATTTAACCCAGTAGCGTTTCCAAGATGTTGTTAGGCTTACCTCTATTGATCCATCGGTAGCAGTGGAAGTCTGCCCTGTGCTACTTTCGGAACTGATTGTGCTATTGGGCGAATAAAAAAAACAGCCGATATTAGTCACAGCGCTTGCCTTGGCGTAAAAGGACAGCACGTAATACTCTCCTGTTGCCTTTATATTTGCAGTTAAAGCATCTTCATAATTTTTAGAATTTCTTGACCCATTCACACCTAATGTGCGGAAGTCACCATAAAAAACCGATGATGTGCGATATTCATAGCCCACCAAATCCATAGTGTCAGTCAGCAAATTACTAGCTGCTCCTACCAGATTGGCGGTTTCGGCTCTTAAAGTCGTTTGCGCTAACGCCAAAGCGGTGTTAGTGTTAGCCGTAGTTGTTTGTAATGCTGTTATGCTACTTTTAGCAGCGTCAGTTGCGGCTTTATTTTCAGTTATTCGTGCAGACAAAGCGGTATCTGCATTAACTCTTGCCGTTTGCTCTGTACTAATTGATGCGGTATTGATAGCTATAACTGCATCTGTATCTTCAGGCGCTTCCGTCCAATCCGAAGCTTTATTGCCTTTTTCTACTTTAATACCTGCTATGTACAAGTTACGGTTTAGGTCTGTTATCCTACCTATAATTAAATATAATAAACTTTCAGCACCTGTTACCGTATAGGTAGACCAATATCTAGCCCATTCTGCTGTTACTACTAACTTATTAGATCCATCACCACTAGTAACTCCTCTACCTTGATTATTGACACTATTAGTAGTGGTATTATTATTATAGAAAAAACTACCTATCCTTAAATGTCCTTCAGACTTTGCCCAAAAGCTGACCGTATAGTCTCCTTTTTCTATTCCATTAATATCTATTCTTACCGCATCTGTATAGATACTTTCAGTGTGCGCTACCCTTCTTATTCTAGCCCCTTTGTGATAACTTGAAGTAGTGACAGGATAATATACTGCTAATTCTTTAGAATCTAGTAATAGGTTTCTACCGCCTACCTCCAAACTATTAAAATCTGCCGTTAAATCCGTCCTAGTCTGAGCAATAGACTGGGTGTTATTAGCGATGGTTGTGCCCATGCTGTTAATACTTGAGGTATGACCACCAACAGTAGACGTCAAAGAGTTTAGACTATTCGTGAGCGCAGTATCTTTAGCTGTTAGCGTAGATAAACTTTGAGTGACGGTCGCTTTGTTTCCCTTGTAATCACTATCTAACGTTGTTAAAAGGCTGGTTAAGCTGATGTCTTTATCAGATAGTGTTTTTAAGTCTTGCGTTACTTTTGCTTTGTTCGTCGCATACTCAGACTGCAATGCGGTATATAGGTTTGTGAGGCTTATATCTTTGTTTGTCAGAGTAGTAATACTAGAATCTACGGCGGTTTTATTGTTGGCCACAGCTTCATTAACAGCGACTAAATCTATCTTATTGGCGGCAGCATCCGCTTTGGCCGCGTCAGCTTTACTGATAGCACTAATAATATCTGTCTTAGCCTTGGACACATCGATAGACACGTTATCAAGCAAGGTTTTATTGGTGTCAATCTTACCAATCTCACTACGCAGTGCCGCATCAAGGGCACTTTCATCAATCTGACCTTGTATCAGATCCATGATTTTATCAGCGCTCGCATCGGTTGTACCTGTCACCCACGCTGACCACACGCTTTTATTGCCAAGTTTATCAACCAAACGCGCACGATACGACTGCGGTAAATTACCCTGTAAGCCGTTGATGGTATGACTGTTCGTTGGATAGCTAAACTGTCCTAGTGGCGCAACATTAACATCAGGCGCACTACCGACTTGTATTTCTGTGTAGTCCGAGTCGCCAGAGCCTTGAGCAAATCCCCATGTTAAATCAATACCAAATAATACTCCTGTCGCTTTCAAGCCGACAATAGCTGGTGGTAATCCGATTTTGCCTTTGATGTTAGTCAGCATTGATGACGTAGGTTTAGAGATAGCATCAAATGCAGAGACGGCACGGACACGCGCAAGATAATTACCGCTATAAACACCATCTACCTCTGCACTGATGTTGCCGGTGCGTGATAGCTTGATCCAATCGCCATCGTCTTTGCGCCACTCGACATCATATGCCACCGCATCTTTGACTTGTGCCCATGTGATAACTAGCGTTGTTAAGTTAATACCTTGCTCGACACGACGACGCGATGTTAGCGTGACGCTCTCAGGTGCATTAATAACATACGGGTTGTTACTAGGCAGTGTTGGGCGCTGCTCGATGATAGTGCCGTTATCAATCTGACTATACATTGTGGGATCATATTGCATGGCAGTGTAGTTATACTGTGTGCCGTCCTCATTTTGCACAACAGACATCACAATAAATGGCATCGTTGGCATTGTATCGCTATTGATGGCCCACACGTTTTGCGCTGCGACTGCATCAAAAGCGAGTGCAACAGTAATAGCGCGTCCATTTATCGCGGTGATAACGCGCTCTTGTGCTTTACCAGATTCCAAATTGACAATTAATTTGTCGCCCACAGTCACGGGCACATTATCACGATCAACCGTGATTACTTTGCGATTAGCGCTAACAGTCGAGATTCGGCCACCCGTATTAGCGCCTGTAAACATCATATCAGCGATATCGATACGACTGGCGACACTTGGCAACGAGCCGTCTAAGCCCATAGCAAAGCTAACCGATTGCGTGCGGTTGGTCTCAGCGAGTAACGCCGCCAAGCCCATGCGGTACGCTTGACCCTCGCTAGTGCAACCAACAGCCGACAAGTCGAGCACATTGATGCCATATTGAGCAATCGCTTGCTCGTTACGCACCATCGCGTAATCTGTTTCATAATTATTAGCAGGGTTTGAGTAAGCCACTTGTGCTATCGTGTGTCTGTCACTAGCGGCGCTGCCTGTTTTGATAAAAGCACCATCGACAACGTTTGCGCGAGTAATGACATACTCGCAATCACGCGCCGTATCAGCATCAACAACAATTTGTGAGCCATTCCAAAAGCTCATACCACGGAATATACCCGCGATATGCTGCAAGACTTGGTAGGCGTCCTCTGCTTTTTGCAGATACAAATTACAAGTAAAGCGCGGCTCAGTGCCACCATTACCATCGTCAACTGGCTCATCGCAGACACGGGCGATATACTCAAGCGCCCACTTATCAATCATAAATGGCTGCAATTTTTCGCCAAGGCCATAGCGATCATTAGTCACTAAGTTGTAGTGATGCCAAGCTGGATTGGTCGTATAACCAAGCTTAAACGTACCGTCCCAAATGCCCGTGCTATTGCGCGTGACAGGGTCATAATTAGTTGGCACTTGCACGTATGCGCCCATCGTATCAACGGCAATTTTTGGTATGTTGTTAAACGTTTTAGCGTCAAATGATAGATACAATAAGGCACTGCAAGGATACGTTAGTTTGACATCGATGATTTCACCCATGCTGTCAATTTGCATGGCATTAAACAGTGTTTCGTTATTGCCGTCCTCTGTGATTTTCCGCACACGGATTTGCCAACTGGTTTGTGCCTCGGGTAATTTGATATTATGTGTCTTTTGATAGCGTCCGCTAGTCTTGGCTTTTAGCGATGTATTAAGCATGGTCACATAACCCATGCCGTCCGTTTGTACATCGATTGCATAAGCAACCGTTACGCCGACAACATCGCCATCGTCCTGTACCTGTTTTAACAAGGGGAACGAGATATTGACGTTGACGCTTGATAGCTGTGTATTGCTAATTTTACGGATGTAAGGCGTGTCACTAGACAAGGTGGTATTGATACCGACCTCATTGCTTGCGCTTGGCATACCTGCGATGTGTTCTTGATCCACTGTGCCGGTGCGGATTGCCCACTCGACACCCTCAAAGTTTGGATTGCCGCTATCGTCAACCAATGGCGTGCCTTCAAGCTCGATGCTAGCAGCCCCGTTCGCTAAGCCTTTAATCTCGCCCTCGCTGAGCAAGTAAAGCGCTTTTAAACGACTGATAGACGCAATCGTATCGTCAGCAATAGACGGGCGTTTTGGTTGTTTTTGTCCTGCTTTAGCACCTTGTATTAATACATCCATCACAAATCCTCATTGACTATCTGTAAGCTAATCATGTGACCGCCAATCTTGTGACGACCTAACAGTAATGGCACGCAGTTGCCCTCGGCAACCGTTGTTACCGCACCACCAAACGCATAACTCGCCTTATTACCTGCTTCATCTTGCTGCTCGATGTTTGGTGTTGGCATCAGTAGACTTGCAGCCCCGCCCAGCATCAAGCCGACACCTGCGCCTATCAATGATGGTGCAAATGCTTGTAGACCAGGCACAAACGATAAGCCCACCAATGCAGCACCAGCCACCACTTGCAACCAGCCGCCAATTTTACCGCCAGCGCCCACGATTTCAGGGACAATGCGGATAACACTAGCGCCTGTGTTCATGTCAATTTGTGTGTCAGCGATGTTTTCATCATCGTTAAAAACCGCAAAGAATAAGCCGTCTTTATGAGCATTTGCCATAAACTGCTTAAAACCATCGACTTGATAGCTCAGTGCTTGACACGCCTCACGCGGACTACTAACCGCCAAGTCAAATGACTTGCCAAACATTTCAGCTAATACGCCGTGTAACTCGATACGTCGTAGCATTTATGACCTCCCATAAAAAACCCACTTCGATGAGTGGGTGTGGTTATTGCTTTAGATTTTATTCGTCTTTTAGTGGCTCAACCTGAATATAACTACCGTAAGCTACTTGTTGAGCATTATTAAACTCATCGTCTGTTTTTGGTTTGATAGGCTGTCGTTTATTTGCTTGCTTTTCTTTGTGGTCAATAACCCACTGGGGCGGTTTAAACTCACCTTGTACGCCTTTTACAATTTCTGCCGTTTCACTATACTGATGCCACTCTCCATCTATCTCGATAGCAAAGCAACCTCTGCTGATATGCTGAACATCAAATGGATGATTTTTCATAATAAGTCCTTATGCCTAATAATAATGGCTGCTCGCTCTTGCCACAATTTTCCGTAAATCTCACGCCTTGAGCGTCTTAAATACGGATGATGCAATACAAGGTGATCGTTAATCACGCGCTCTGATTGCTCACTTATTAAGCTACCATCATCGCCCAAATATATCAGCGCATGATTGACAAAATTGGTTGGCTGTACACGGCATAAAATCAAGTCATGTCGTTGTAAAGTATCAACTTGTACAAAGCCTTGTGATTCAAAGTTTTTAACATACAAATCGCTATTGTCGTCAGACTCCCACCATAAATCAGAGCGCTCAAAATTATCAAGCTGTATATCAAGCTCACGGTCATAGTAGTCACGCACGATGCTATAGCAGTCCAATGTGCCGTGTATGTACTCACGGTTAATCAGTGGCGCTACATAATTAAGCTGCTTATGTACTTTTATGTCAGTTTCAGGATAAGCAGCAATAACCCATGGCAAGTTATGCTTGCTCATTTGCAGCAAGTCAAATGTCGTGGGCTTGGCTGAGCCGTCGGGGTGACTATGCACGATGGCTTCAATCTTACCCAACTTCTCAGCACGTACCACGTCACGCGGGTCAATCTTAAATTGATTAAGTGGATTGTCACTGATATTGCGACACTCAATATACTCACGATTGACAATAAACCCACAGCACTCATCAGGATAACAAGCGGCTGCATGATTGATAATCGCTTCTTGTGTGGCTTTTAAGATATACATATTAGCGACCTGCTAGGTTTGAGGATGGATAGCCACCAAAGCGCAAAGGATTGTTTTCGCCAAAGCGTTTTTTGCAATCACTTAAGCGCCCACCACATTTATCCAAGGCAGGGTTGGCGGTTGGCTCACCGTCTTTAGTAAACATTGCTGTACCCATATAACCGCAATTCTCACCGCGATAGTCACCGCGCAACGCCCATGTGCAGTAGGAGGTAATGGTGCGTGTTGGTATCTTTATGCGCTGGGCGGCAAGTGGACTCGCCAACTCAAAAGTAACGGTGTCAAACTGCTCTTCTGTTTTTTGTTCAATCGTCCAGTACTGACTGACAAATTCACTTGGATTGGCAGTCGGATTGCCGTCTGCAAAGTTTGCAGCATCAAGATATTTAGCAAGTACGTGCGTCACGGTGAGCTTTGCATTAGCAAAATCACTATATAGCGCACACATAATAGTAATAGCACCCACGTTGCCGCCAATCTCATTAGCAACGACGAGCGTTGGTGCCGATGGGCGACCATCACCGCGCACCTCCAAACCGTCAGTCTGTATCGCAACAGGACTGTAAGTTTGACCCTGCCAGATGATGTCGCTCTTGGTTTGGGTTTGTTCGGGATTGATAATCTGCCAGTCCTCAAAACCCACATGCCCATGCCACCGCAATATCTCGCCGCCAAGATTAGTAGCGTCTAGCTCGTACAGCGTCACAAGTCCTGTGACTGAGAGTTTTTGTAGGTCGCTAGATAAGGACATTACGCACCTCCGCTGTCCGTATTGATTGTACCGCTTACAATAGTGCCTCCCGTCATGATGTTATCTGGCGCATCAATGACGGTCTGTAGTAATGTTGGCTCATCAGCGAGTATCGCACTGTCTAAGACAACAGTATTGTAAGCCATTGCTTCAAGCCCATTTTCAGCTGACGCTTGATTGTAATAGCTTGCAAATACGATGTGAGATTTATTACTAATTAAATCATGCTCAGCGCGTGCAATCTTATGAAAGTCCATCGGCACACCCCATTGCGGGTGAAAAACGACTGCATTGATGCCTGTAAATGTTTGATTGCTCATAATGATTCTGCCTTTGTTGTTGTAAAAAATAGGTATTAAAAATCCCTCAAACGAGGGCGTTATAATCAATTAAGGTATGAATACTTGTTTTAAATTAAATGAAACTTGCCAAACGCCGCCACTTACATGGACTTTGCTGATATTGCCGTCTGTGCGATATGTTTTGGTCACGCCATTAATAGTAAGATAAAAAGGCGTAACGCCATTGTGCTCAATCAAAAAATCATAAATCGCGTCAATCTCAGCAAGATAAGCAGTTTTTGCAACTTGCCAAGCGGTACGCGCATTATTAATACCAAAGCTCGACACCTGCTCATAACCATCGCCAAAGCTCACAGTATTAGTTTTAAGCTCAGTATCTTGAGTTGCCCCTGCGTTGACGCACCATGTAAAGGTTTTAAGTGCCATACAACAAACCTCCTTGGCGTTTCTCTTGAATAATTACACTCTTAGCAACCTGCTTCATACCCTCAGCCATCTTACGTCCTAGTGCATTAGACGTGTCTCCTGTCATCTGACCATTACCTTTTGCATCGACATTGACGTTAATATTTACATCACTGGTATTCGACTTCTGACCATTGGCCATAAAATTGGCGAGGTCTTTGTTTTGGCGCGGTGATAAGACTCTCTCGCCTTTATCAAGCAAATAAGTAGCCTCTTTAGGTACATAATCTAGCCCGCCATGTGCGATACCGCCCATAGTTATGTTTTTAATATTACTAACGATTTGAGCACCCTGCCCAACTACCTCAGCAATAATAGGAATATTTTTCGGATAACCTATTGTCATCGCCTTAGCAATAGACTGCTGAATAGCCATGGCTGCCTGAGCAATGGCAAAGCCTTGTTCTATGCCAAACACAATTCTATATGCTGTTGATTGCTCGCCAGCGAATGCTTTGGTAAGTCCCGTAATACCACTGAACAGACTTTGATACATAGCGATTTTCTGTGACGTCTGCTGTTCCGCTAGCGTCTGCTCTTTTAAAGCATATTCCTGTTCCATTGCCCACATGCTGTCTAGGTGTTCTTGACGTGCCAGCTCCAGCAACTCATTGCGTTCAAGCTCTGGCAATAGGTATTCTTCGCCGCGCTCATCCTTCTCATTAATCTCTTTCTGACGGTCTGCATATTGATTATTGACCGAATCATAAGCCTCATCATGGTCTTGCGCTAAACGCCAAACTTCGTAATCTTGACCACTCATAGTGCGCTGAGCCATTGCATCAAGACCAGTGCCAGCAGCAGACAGACCATTGGCTTTCATGCTATTGGCAAGTGATTGGTACATCTTGTCTTGTTCACGCGCCTTGGCTTGTGATGCAAATCTAAAATTATCTAAATCTTCCTGATACGCAGACTTTTGCAAATCAATGAGCATTTCGCGTGTGGTATCGTCATGTGCAAACTCAGCATTGATGGCATCAATCTTCTTGTTATGCTCATAACCCAACTTAACTTCATCAGACATATAAGTTTCAAGAATTGACTTTGCTTTAGCTTGGCGCTTTTCTTCGTACTCGGTTTTTGCGCGATTCAGTAAATCAGTGCGTTCAAGCGAACCTTCAGCATACAAAGATTCAATCTCTGTGATATCAGCGACATAATCTCGGTCTAGTTTTTCGCGTGCAGTGGCATACTTGACTTGTATTGATTGCTGACGCTTTAGGGTGTCTTCTTGCAGTTTTTGGGCATCTTGCGCTTGCTTGGACACGGTGTCATAAACTAATTTACTTGTATCGGTCGTGGCTGACTTCATATAAGCAAGTACGTTTTTGGTGTACTCCTTTGTCTGCCCAATACCTGTCTTTTTGTTTCTAGCCCATCGGTCGGATAGTATTAATGACATTGGGTTGTTGTCTACGTTGCCCTCACCTGTGTTGTATGCTGCGATGGTTTTAGCCAAATCACCATTGAAGTGCTTGTATAGATAACTCAGGTACTTGGCAGCACCCTCTGTCGCTTGCTCCATGTTGTAAGCGTTATCAACTTGGAATCTCTTGGCAGTGGCATCTATAAGCTGGAATCCACCTTTTGCTGTTCCCCATTTGGTAGATGGTCCAGTTGCTTTAGTATTACCATGTGACTCCTGCATATGAATGCCGGTCATCAATCCTTGTGGTAAACCATATTGAGCCTCATAGTTTGCAAAGCCATAATTCTCAGCGTTATTTAGTGCTTTAGCATTCACACTCAGCTTGACAGTCGCTAAACCTTTAAGCGACTTTGCAGTTTTATCGTTAGCCTTAGCAAGCTTTTCTTGCGCCTTAGCCTCTTCTTCAGCAGCGTCAGCCATAGCTCTTGAAGCTATAATCTCTACATCTATTGCACCCGTTCGATAGGGAATACCGTCATTTCTATAGGGGAACGCAGCATTATTGCCCTTAGGGGTTAAAACGCTACCAAACGAAGTGTTTGCTGTTGGGCGCTGTGTATTAATCTTATTCATTTTGCCAGAAGCGCCATCTAGCAATTTAGTTATAGTTTCCATATCTCTAGCCCATTGGCTAGAGATATCTAACATACTTCCACTAGCTAAAGCTCCAGCAGAAAAAAACCCAGTAAATAAAGCCTTACCTTTATCGGCCAAATTATCAGCATTATAAAAATTTTGCGCTGTTTGTCCTATGTTGGCCATTTGACGACCAACGGCTGAGAATGAATTGATCAGTAGACCCATGCCAGCTGCTAGCCCAACTACTGATGCTGCTGTAATATTTATAGCTTGACCCACACCACTGATTTCATTTTTGAAGCTACCGCCTTGGGTAGTACCTTCTTTGAAATACTCTATTAGCGTAGCCATGGCTGGTAGAGCGGCAGTGACTAGTTGATTGGATACACCTTCAAACTTAATCTGCAAGCCTTCGACCTCATTTGCTAAGAGCTGAGACTGCTCTATGGACTCCTTAGTTCTTATCACGCCAGCTTCATTGAGGTCATGCTCATAATTACGCAAGGCTTCACCGTTATTGTCCCAGAGCGGTATTATGTCGCCTAAGCCACTTGCTAATGACTCAGTAACGAATCTTACTTCTTGTGTTGTCGCTCCTGCCTGCTCCATTTCGTTAACTACGGCTTGGATAGCATCTACGCTGTCCATCGTAGATAAGCTTTTACCAAATATTTCTAGCTCTGCATCAGTCTTCTTGGTAGCGTTTTGCATAAGCTCCAAAGTGTCTACTAGACCACCACCACCGGTCGCGCTGAACTCACCTAGCTTCTCTTGAGCGTCCGCCAAGATATCACCGACGCTTTCCATCTCTAGCCCATACGCACCAGTGGCGGCCGTCAAAACTTGTAGGTTGGTAGTAGAAGTGTTTGCTCTTGTGGCCAATCTTTCTAATTGCTCGTCTGCTTCTGCTGTTTGCAATGCCAACGTTACTAACCCCACACCTATAGCAGCAACTGACCCTATAATAGAGGCAGCACCTATTGCCGCCGCGCCTGCCAAACCTCCTTCGCCAAAAGCGTCAGTAATGGAAGAAAGTTTTTCATTAAGAGAACCTACAGCATCGCCGATAGCCGTACCACTGAGATCGTCTATTAACTTTTCTTTAAACTTACCAACAGACTCGCCCATATTTTCAGTACTGTCACGAGTCTCACGTTCAGCGCGCGACAGACCATCGGTAAACTCACTCAGGCGTACTGCCAAGTCGAGGGTTAGCGTGCCTAGTGAAGTGTTGGCCATAACGGTAAATCCTTATTTTGGGCAATAAAAAACCCCAATCATTTCTGACTGAGGTTTCTTTGGAATTATCTAGCTGTCTTACTATTGGTCGTCTATATACATATAAACGTAATAGCCAGTGGGTATCGATTCAACGAGTGACCAGCGATTACTTTCGATCAAATGATTAACCCATATCTGCGCCCAACTTAATTGCTGAGTAGGTAATTTGGCTCGAGGTGAATATTTCATTATTTACTCCAAAACACTATGCAATTGACTGAGTTTTATTAATGTTGCCAATCTAAATTCTCGGTATCAAGAGTAAATTGTTGATCGCCGTTATTGTAAAATCCTATTTCAAGCATTGTGGTTTTAGAGTCTTTTAGCTTATTTATGAAAATGTCTTCAGAGCCATCCAAAAACATCGCTTCACTTGACCCGCCAGCAGCTCTAGACATGGGATACTGCTCAATATCTTTATCATCAAACTTTACTGTCATGATGCAATTTCGGTACTCACACCATAACTGCCCATTATTTGTAACAACCAAAACCTCATTATTCAGCTCATCGCTATGTCTAACGATAATACTTAGGTCAGTACCGCCAGTGTAAGGCGAACTTAAATGCACATTATTTCTAGATGTAGTTATAGCGGTATATGTCGTAGTGCCCCGCATTTCATCTACTGATTCATTGTACTGCCAGTTATTGATAATGGTAGATTCCTCAATAACAGGAACTTCAACTAAATCCGCTTCTTTTTCTGTTGCTTGCTTACTTTCTGCTATCGGTTTTGGCTCGGCTATAAAGCCATAGATGATACTTATTGCCATAAACGTAAAAAATATTCCTAACGCCCATTTAAGTGACTTTTGCATAGCACCCTCTAAATAACTAATTATCTAAAGATAGTATTACGAAACAGCACAAATATCTAGCCTAGCCCTCAACCTGATCTTCAAAACTCACCACGACATCATCTTCATTTGGCATAAACTCAAGCGGCTCCACCCAATCTTCAACTTTAAGCCCTTTATTAATATTCATTGCAATGATATTTGCAGCAGCTTGCTCGACACGCCTGCCAATATTTAAACTACCACGACGCTGACGATATACTGCCCACTGGCTAATCTCAACCATAGTAAGATTGGTTTTAACCTGATGAACTGTATTGCCGCCGATACCAGCCAGCGCAAGCTCAAACAGCAATTCATCTTCACCAGCGATTACCCCTCTTTCTTCTTGGCCGTCTGCTCCGCCACCGCCTTTTTTACACTATCAAGCCCCCATACTTTATTAAATACAGCGTTCGCCAATGGTTGAATAAAGTTTTTTTCGACTTGCTGCTGCGTGAACGTCGTCTTACCTTTTTCATCAACCAATGCCTTACTTATCCATTCAGCAGCAACATCTTCATTGTTATTCATACGTTTATGTAACGAATCACTTTCTAAAAATGGAAGCGTTTTGTACTTGATATCAACTTCGCACAGCTCGCCCTTGTGGTAAAACTCAACTGTATCTTTATGTATCTCTCCAACCAAGCTACCTGCCTTGACGTCTGATAGTTCATACTTTGCCATCTTTGATAATCCTCTAAAAATAGTTAAGCCTCAATTAAGAGGCTTAGTGTTAGCGATAATTACTGATTACAGCACGTTTACGGCGTAGTCTTGTATGCCGTGATAGCTCGAGACTGACGCTTCATAGAGACAGTGTGCTTCACCAGTGAATCAGGGTCGAATGTAGGTGCGCTATTTTTTAGCAGTGCTGTAAACGACGTCCAAGTCCGACCTTCAGGCAGCGTGACTACACCAGTCAAAGCCTCAAGCGTTGGTACAATCTTACCGTCAGACCAGCCAACGAATACTTCTACGCCTTCACGGTCATCCGCAAGCTGCAGTAAAGTAATATGAGTGGCGTTTTCAGGATCGGTATTAATCGTGATAGACCCTTCACCCGGTGTATTCAATCCATAAGTGGACGTTGCTGAGTCTTCTTCTTCCAGACATGTATCAGGGATATCGGTTGGGCTATCATCACCCAACACAATGCCTGTGATACACATCATCTTAGTCAGTACCACCGCACCCTCTTCACCGTGTTTGATCCAAACATTGGTACCTTGCGTGAATACGCCTTTTTTAATCTTAGCCATAACGAGTTGTCCTGTAATTTGATGGAGTTTTGATTGTGAATTGATGGGGTTTTGATTAACAACTAACGCTCTAAGATCCAATTTGCATCGAATCCGCGACCGTATAGCTTGGCTTTGCTGTCATGCTGACTGATTGATGGGTTTAATATCCAAGAGTGTTTCTCTAGCACCGCTCGTACCGCATCACGAATTTCATTGGCTTTGCGTGGACTGGTGTCATACACCATCACCTGATATTGAGTATCGTCAAAATTTGCGGGTTCATCCAAATGATTGTTTGCTTGCCCTGATATGGTTTGCCAGACGATGTACGGTGGCGCTGTACCAAAGGGCGCTACATCCTCAAACGCTTTACTCTCGACATTGATAATCAATGCCAAGTCGATATCAGCATTAAGCGTGCGGTATATCGGTAAAAAGCTCATAGTTTGGCAATCTCCTTGTCGAGCTCTTCTTTGTATGCTCTGGTAAATTCAGCTTGCACCGCGGCCATGTTGTTGTTTAGTGCCGGTCGCAAAAAAGGAGTAGCTGATTGATGTGCAGTACCAAATTCGGGGAAGCGCCAGTACCAAGTATCACCACCAGAGTTCGCCTTACTACCTTGCGTCTGATAAGTTCGACCTATTCGGTTTGCACGTCGATTGTCTGCATTGGTACCGTACTTTCTCGCACCGCCTTTTACACCGACCTTCATCACAACATTATCAACGCCCTTAGTTTTACCGGGCTTAGTAACGATATTTTTCCAAATCTTTTCGGGACTATCTTTGTCATCGAGCGCTTTGGCATTAATCACAGCTGCTTTTTTGACGATGTTCATTGCTTTGCGTGAAGAGCGTGTGGCAGCATTTTTGGCTTTACGTTGATTGCCAAGCTGACGTAGCTTTGCTTGCACTTCATCAAGCCCAGTGATTTCGTTGGCCATGGCTTAATCCTTAAGCGCGTTTTTAATTACTTCAAAATCCTTACTTGTAGGCACGCCTGTGCAACCGCCTTTAATTTCTTCTTCGCGTATGTGTTCGATAGTGAAGTCACCAAAGACAAGCTCATGCACGATACGACCTTCAGCGATAACAATGCCTCCGTGCAGCTTTCTTTTAAAGCAGATAGCCACGCCTTTAGTAACATTGCAATAAGCGCATTTTTCTAGCTGATTGCCATTCAAAAAAACCTTAACTTTTGAGCCACGCTCTACTGAGTAAATTTCATCTGATCCGCTATCAAGAGATGTTGTATCAAGTGTGATCATACCTGCAGTCCTATATTATTTAAATTGCTCAATACCGCCTGACAAAGTGAACGTCGTATATTCCAAACCGCTATCACTATCATCAAGCCCTTGGCTATCTATTGCATACAATCGACCCTTCCAAACAACGCGCATAGTCGTATCGATATCAAGACCAGTGCGATAGCGGACTTTCATTCGAGCAGTGATTTCAGAGTCAGCAGCTTGGGCGCTAAGCAAATCCTTAGTAGATAGAGGCGTGATTTTGGCATAGGCTTTTTTGTAGTCGATCCACTCTGACGGCAAATCATATCCATCTTCATCACGCCCACCCTTAACATAGCTTTGGATAGTGACGCGGTGCTTTAACTCGCCAGCATTGACTGCCATATTATTCACCCATCTAAAAAGGTTGAGCCTGTTTCGTCATCGTCGTCTTGTTGCTCGACGAGCTCGTTTAATATCTCATCGTGCTGATCAAGCAGTCGCAATATGATTTGCTCTTTTTCACTGGACTGCTGGATGAGTACGTTATTTTGTTCGACCAGTTTGGTCGTCAGTGTTATTAAGCTTGGCAATAAGCTGCTTAGCTCGTTTTCTGGCTTCATCGGTTCTTCGTTTGATCCACTCACGGCGTGCCTCGCATCCTTTACATAACATAATATTAAATTCCCATATTTCGATAGGGCTGTAGCAGATGATAAGCACCCATCGGCATCTCGGTCATCGATGATTCAGACACCGCTTCACGATGGGCGTACCAGTGGCCAACGATGAGTAACATCGCTTGGTCAATAGAGGCATTATCAATAACACCATTAGGGTCATCATCTGGCACCGCCAATTCGTAAATGGTGCGATCAAGGTGCATTTGAACATGGTCACGAGCAGCTGCTATATATCCAGCCAGCAGCACATCTTCATCATCATGCTCGATGCGGCATTGGAACTTTACCTGCTCGAGTGTGACCATGGTTAATCCGCCTTGTCTTTGGTGTCGTTTTTCGCTGCTGATTTGGCTTTTGGCGTTTCCGCTTTTGCTACTTCAATATGAGGCGCGTCGACTTCGACAGCGTAGCCTTTATCAATCAGCTTTTGGCCTTCTGCTTTATCCACTTCGACAGTGGTATTACTCTGCAGAGGGGTTCGGTTGACTATCATGTATCTCAAAGTACGTATAAACATAACGGTTTACTCTGATTTGTTAGCTGGCTCTTTTGCCATCTTGTTTTTGGTTTCAGGTGCTGCCTTCTCTGCTTCACCAGCCTCTTTCTTAGCCTGTTCAGCATCAGCATCAGCCTTAGCTTTGGCTTCTGCAGCTTCCTTGTCAGCCTGTGCTTTGTCGGCGGCTTCCTTTTCAGCTTTTTCTGCAGCCGCCTTAGCATCAGCGGCAGCTTTTTTCTTTTCTGCTGCAGCTGCTTTAGGATCGATAATCAACCCCATTCTTAGAAGCTCTTTAGCGTCTGAGTCGTTTTTAACTTCGCGCGTATCGCCTTCAAAGTATTGCTTGTCACCCCAGTGCTGCTTAGTTACCTTGTATTCCATGACCTACTCCTTTTAGTAAGACAAAATCAGCTTAATAAACTGGCTTTGGCTTAATAAAAAAACACGCAACTTGATAGACGAGTTGCGTGTTTTGTATTTTTAAGGATAAAAGTTTCGTGATTACTAAGGCGTAGTTTTCGCCGCTAGCGTTCCAGTGATGAATGCTTCTGGACGATAGACTGCAAGTGCCAAGCGCTCTTCACAAAGAATGGTAATCATATTCTTCACAAAGTCATCTTCGTTCTCAGTCGCAATGGCAATTGATGCTTGCTGACGGTCAAAGACTTGGGCTCCCATATTAAATGCGCCAGTCAAGAACTTACCAACACCCATCGCTTGAGTGGCAACGACTGGCAGACCCCACATGGTTGGGTTAGCAGTACCTTGCGGCTGCCCAATGATGTAACGACCTTCTGTATCTTTCGATAATTCAATCAATGTCCAGTCAATTGGGTTCAGGACGTGACCACTTGCCGGATATTCAGCCAATACCGCTTGCAGCATTGCCAAGCGCAATTGATCCATGATCGTATAGTTAGCCATGCCAGTAGGGTCAGCAAAGGCAGTCGCTTGTGGCACAATACCTTTTAGATTACCCGTCAATCCGTCACCATTTAGCAATTGACGGTCTTCAACCAACTTCAAGCCATACATCAATCGACCGCCGATATAGGATTCAAGCTGCGCCGCGTCGTCCAAAATTTGACGAGATGCCTTGATGTGGTGAGCAATCGTGCGAACGGCAGATGTTTCATCAGCGAATTGGATATCAGACTTAGCTTTCAACGCACCTTCAGCACTTTGCGCAGCTGCGCTATTGGTAAAGCCAGTTTCACGAATGTACTCAATAGAGTTGCTATCGGTGGTGCCAGATGCAATCAAATCGCGGATATGCAACATTTGATTGGGCGGTGCAATGATGCCAGCTTGGCGCTGAGGCGTAGTCAACGCGCCAGCCGAACCAGGCGCAGCAGTCGTTGCGCTAGTAACGTCTTTAATATGCAAAGTCGCGCGGCCGCCATTTCGTGGGTTTTCAGCGAATGACTTAAACTGCTCACTTTCAAACATCTGCTGACCAAGTGATTTTTGCTCAACCTGACCATCATCACCACGACGTGCTTGCTTTTGCTCAACTTCATCAAGGCGAGTTTTGGCTTCATTCATTAAAGTTAAGGCTTCATCAACCTGGTCTTTTAAGTCAGCGATACCTTTTTCGCCTTTTTCCATGCGGCCTGTTAACTCGGTGCCCAAGGCGTTGACCTTGTTAGTGGCTTTTTCCAACTCAGTGGCGAGCGCTTTAGTTTCGTCAGTCATATTAAATATTCCCATTAATTCGTTGTAAGATTGCCAATGTTTCACTGGCGTCAGTAGCTGATTGTTTTGCTTCAGGCTCGCCCTGAATCAATGAGCGCAGACCATGCCCAGCTATGGCAGTGGCTTGCGATTTGGAGAAGCCGCCAGCATCGCGCAGGAACTTCTCAAATTCGGGTAGTGACGGAATATCGCCATTTTCTAAGGTGTTTTTAACGTTATCGACCAAACTAACTTCATTGGCAGGAAAGGTGACGATACTAATTTCCTTTAGATCAATATCTAGCAGCTCAAGCACGCCATCTTCTTCGTTATACGACCACTTTCTTACGCGGTATCCAATTGACAGCCCATCAATAGCACCATGCTTCATCAACGCATGAGCCTCGCGTGCTTTGGCGACATCTTTAATTAGCAATTGACCTTCGCCATACAGACCTTTTTCATCTTCAACAAGTTTGGTCCATACACCGAGAACGTCACCGCGCGCGTGCTGCCAAAGAACCGGTGGCATTTTACCTTTGGCTGCCCATTCCTTAATGGTCTCAGCATAAGCGCCAGGCTTTACGACATCACCATAACTGTCTTCGACATCGAATACGCTGCAGTAACCGCTAAACGTGCCATCGTCTTCAATGGCTTTTACATCAAAGCTGATCTGTTTTGTCTTTAGTTTGCTCATCGGTTCGTCCTAGTAATTCAATAGGGGTAAGATTGAGCTGCACTGTCAACTGATCAGCGCCAGTATGTGCAGGTAAATCTTCTAATGCGCGCACCTCATTACGGGTCATCACGCCATTTTGCAGTAGCTGACTATAGAAAGCTGAACGAGCTGCACTATCTGCACGCAACAAACCTTCAACCGAAAACTTAGGTGAGTATTTTTTACGCTCTTCAGGTGTCAGCAGCTTGCGTGTGACCATTTGCTCAATACGTACCAGTGTTGGCCGTAAGCCATACGTTAGGTAACCCAAGTTCATTTGCTCAAGACTAGACGCCCATGAGGACGCCTTATCCATGTGATAGATAAGCTGTGGCGGGGTTTTGAAGGTTCTACATATCTCTTCGATACCAAAGCGGCGGTTTTCAAGCAACTGAGCATCTTGTGCACTAATACGTATATGTGAAGCACTGGCTGGTTCCATACCAGATTCGAGTACCATCCATTTGCCAGCATTCTGAGGCTCACCAAATGTCGCTAAGTTCTGGCGTAAGCGTTCACGCTGCTCTTTGTTGAGCGTTTTTTCGCCAGTCTTAAGAAAGCCGCCCGCCTTGAGATTGTTTTTAAATTCAGAATTAGCGGCATTGTTTGCATCGATCTGACCACCAATAACATCGGACTGATATTTGATAGCCGACAAACCAACCAAGCCATCAAGAGAAAATCCTTTTAGATGCAAGATGTCTTCTTCGTCATAAACAACTTCGTTCTTAGTGCCTTTCTTATATGTGTAATCGATTTTGCCCACATTGCTGCGACTTACGTGCATATGTTCTGGATCTAAAAACTCTAAAGCGATGACTGTTTTTAAAGTGTTTCTAAGTATGAGTGCATATCCATTGCCATCCAGCTCTTGAGACGCGACCATCGCTTCCCAAAATTCACTAGCAGTCATGTCAGCGTTGGGCTGATCGTGCAAAATACGATACAAAGGATGGTCTTTTGCTAGGTCTTTATTGTCATCACGAAGGTGGAATGGCAAGGAAGCAATGGTTTCACTACGTAATCGGACGCATGCCCACACAGTTGCAAGCTTCATTGCCTTGTCTGGGCTGATGCTATTGCCGCCAGCAGTGCTGCCGCCCGTAAAAGGGATAGAAGTATCTCCCTTATCTAAACGGCTATCATTGCGCCACGAACCTCTGAATCGTGACCACCAGTTACTGTCATTAAGTGTACTCATGCGATAATTGGGTCCATTAGAAAGTCGTTTAAGTTGCCAGCGTCATGGTCATGCACCGTCGCACGTGCCAACGCCATGATTCCAGCAACTGGCCCATCAATTTTGTTTTCAGCTCGCTCTTTGTTTGGATAGATATTGTCTTTTTTGTCTAAGGTCGCAGTCACGTTCGATATCATCCAAGTCATGATTGGGCAATCGCCATGCGCCCATCGCTGTGACAGCACCAATGCTTCCATCTCTTTCATGGGTTCAGATATCATCTGCACGGTATGGCGTATCTCAACCATTGTTACGCCATCGTTTTCCATGTTTTGAGCGAGTTGTGCGGCTTGCCATGGGTCAAACGCCACCTCTTGCACATCGTGAGTCACCATGTCATCACGGATATCATCTTCAATCACTGAGAACTGAATGACCTCACCATCAGTCACGGTAAGCAAGCCAAGCTTGTCCCACTCTTGGTATCGCTCACTATTAACCTCACCCTCTTCGTAGAGGCGTGCTTCTGGAATGTAGTACTTGCCGTGGACGTGGTAATTAGGATCCCCACCATACGGAGGAAAGATCATAATCTTAGCGACCATATCAATCTTAGTTGCCAAATCGAGGCCGATATAACACGGACGGCCCTGTAATTCATCAAGAGATAAACGTGCCGGCGCTTGATTCCACTTGGACATATTCATCCAAGCAGACTTTGCACCGACAAATTCATTGACGTGCTTGGTTCTGAATGTGTTTTGCTTGCGTGCTGACTGCACAGCATCACGGCACCGCGCTTCTAAGAAGTCGCCACTGACCGATATATCGTAGTTTGGATTGGCTTTACGTAACGCAAGCTCGCTTGTCCAGTCGTCATCTTCGTCTTTGGTGTAGATCATCGCCCACATATCAGGGATATCCATCACACCTTCAAGCATTTTTTGCGCGTCACGAATGAGCAGGTAACAAGGTCCACCAATACCGCTACCGGCAGTGGTGATAACAACCATCATTGGCTGCTCACGCGAACCCATGCCTGTTTCCATCGTGTCGTACAATGTGCTGTCTTTGTGCTCATGGTATTCATCAACCAACGCACAAGATGGACTTGAACCGTCACCTGGTGTACCAATGATTGGCTCGAATCGACTACCATCACGCGATACATTCATGTTGGATGCATTGGATTCAATGCCATACCACTCTTTCATTTGTGGTGTGCGGTCAACCATTTGCTTAGCAGGTCGGAACACTTCCCATGCTTGCTTCTCAGTGGTTGCGCCTGAATAGACCTCAGCACCAAACTCACCATCAGCGACAAACATATACAAGCCAATGCCAGCTGCAATGATTGACTTGCCGTTCTTACGTGGCACAAAGATGATGACGCGCGTATAGCGACGTAGCTTAGTTTTCTTGTGTATCCAACCAAACGGAATGCAGATACTGAATAACTGCCAAGGCTCGAGCGTGATCAATAAGCGATCTTGTGCCCATTTGCCTTTGGTGTGCGGTAGTAATTGGATGAATTTGGCTATCTTTTCGGCTTTTGCAGGGTCAAACTTGTACGGAAAATCTTTTGAGCGACTAGCCTTCTTGTCATCAAGGTGACGTTGACATGCTAGCTTTACCCACTTACATGCGATGATTTTGCCCGCAACAACGTCACGCGCATACTTTTCAGCTTTAGCAACATTGGTATATTTAGTGCGGGCCATTTCATAGTTTCTTGTCTTTTATTGAGGCGTAAAAAAACCACCGTGAAGGTGGTGGTATATTATTTGATTTTAAAACCTTGCTTTAAGGCTATTACCTGCTGGCGCAAATGCATGTTTTCTTTGATCAGCTCTTTTTGTTTTAATCGCTCGACCTGCTCAAACTCTTTCACCATTGCTCTAGCAAAAAGATAAACATAAGGGTTTAAATCCATTTTTCCATCAGGCTGTTCTTTTATTTCAAAGCCATAATCCAAAGCAATGACCTTAATATCTCTATTTGATATTTCGTTATCGGTCTCTACCTTTCTAGTCATATCTATTACCTACAAATCTGCAAATGGATTGCCACTACCCTGCTCACCTTTCGGACCCATTAATCTTTGACGACTACTAGGGTCAAGCCCAAGCAAACTACCAAACTGCACCATCTGCCGCTTGGCTTCATTGACTACTGTTACCGCTGGGTTTTTAATCACAGTCTTTTCAGTATGGATGGTAATGCCGTTCTCGTTAATATCTTGTTCAGCTTCACGCCAGCGACAATACGCCATACAGAACGACTCAACGTTATGCAAATCTGGTACCGTCAAAACTTCATTGGCCAATAAGTCCGGCATGATAGTTTCCCACATACCAATAGCGATATCAGGCATCCAAGCAGGTGCATCAACTTTGGTGAGCTTCGTAAATTCAGGTTCATTATTATTCAGTGCACGCTTACCGGGATTACCCGCCAGCTGTTTTTGCTTCGTGGGTTTTGGCTTGCGACCACGACCTGGTACCGTTGCAACGCCGCCCATCTCAATCTCCAATTTTGTAAGTTTTGCTTTCAACCTAAGTTTTTAATTTCGCGGTCGTAAAAATGTGACTTAGGGGGCGGTCACATGGGGCTTCCGGCTGAAGGATTGATGCACCCTCCCCCTTTCAGGTATTTTTTACATCGCATTTGGATGCATACATGTGAGAATGTTTGCCACAATAAATAGGCTTGCTTGTATCGTACTGTTCAGACTCATGAGCATAGTGATAGCAACCTGCACCGCATTCACTGCATACTCGCTCATATTCGATTAAAGAATCATCAGTCGGCATAGACTTTTTGGTCACATAAAGAGCATAGGCAGCAGATATTAAAGACAGAATTATTATGATTAAGCATATACCCTGAATAATAGTCATGACTTGCACCTCATTCGTTGGCTGTTTTAGTTAGGTGACACTTTTTGCACAGCGATTGGAGGTTTTCAAGCTCATCTGTACCGCCATTTGCTTTGCTGATTATGTGGTCGACGTCGGTGGCTGGCACGTATCTACCTGAGCGCTTACAAGCCATGCAAAGATGACCATCACGATCAAGTACTTGCGCACGAAGCTTACGCCAAGCATGTCCATAACCGCGCTTGGTTGTGCTGCCCGTTCTGTCTGGCCGCTTGGTCCAGTTGCTTCGTTGGTCTGCATGCTCATCACAGTATCCCTTGTCTTTACGAGTGGTTAGGTTTGGGCATCGGTATTGACGACAAGGTGTGGACGGCATTACTTATCATCCTTGGCTTCGATAAACTTAATGAGCTGCTTAGCTTCTGTGTTGCCGCGGTCAGCACGGTCTTGCAACAGCTTACGTTGATGGGCTTTAAGTATTGGAGTCTCAGCCTTGTCGTAGCTGTCATAGAGCTCTTTGCCTGAGTATTCGTACAACATGACAGCAACTCCATAACCAAACGTTAGACATAAAAAAGCCCACGCTATTTCTAACGTGGGTAAATCGATTGGATGTTATTAAATTAATAGCTATTTTTTGTGCGTACCTTCTACACCGCGACGCATACGCTCAATAGTTCTCTGCTGCAACCAGTGCTGCGCTTCTTCAATGTGAGTCAATGCACAAGCATTTTCTTTGCAGCGATATTCACCGTCTTGAAAACCGCGTAATCGGTCTGCAACAATCTCAAGCAACACTTCGTTTGTTAATCCGTTTACGCCGTGCTCATTAATAGGACCATTCTGGAAACGAACATCAACTAGCGTGCTATTACCATGCGTTACTTGATAATGATGATTAGAGTTACCCTGCCCTTTTTCATCCATCGCTACCAATGATAATGTGTCATTAGTTGGATTGATGATGTGACCTTTAATCTCTCTCATAATAATACCTATTAAATACTGGGCATAAAAAAGCCCACGCTATTTCTAACGTGGGTAAGGATTGTCAACACATCATGATGACTACACGCCACATGCAACGTGCATCAGCCGGTGAAGACTTCGATTTGGTTTGCAGTGCCACCTGCTAGTGGGTATCTCAATGGCATGTGCTGACTGCGGCTAAATCAATCAGGCATAAAAAAAGACGAGAGCAATTAAGCTTTCGTCTTTTATGTTCTGCTTTATCTGTTACCATTTAGCAGTATGAGAAATACTACCCTAATCTGGCACGGTGCGTCAAGCGTTATCATCTACTCTATTGAGCTGCATGCGATAGCTACTGACGTACTGATCAGCGGTGCTTACCATATCGACGAGATCATCCATCATTTGACGCTGGTACCGCACCCACAATGTCGTATAAGAGCTAGCCTTTACTTCTATGCCTGAGAACTGTAACCGACCTTTCACTGTGTATATATCCCACAGCTCATACAATTCAAAGTGTAATACCATACGTGCCATCAATCGTGCCAGCTCAGGCAAGCTGTGAGTGCATGCCTGAGGTGCAACACGCCTATTTTTATTGCAGCGCTCAATCATATTAGCCGCTAGGTATTGCACGACCTCATCGAAATGGCGTGACCAATCCCAGTTAGTGTCGCTACCCCATAGCAATATACTTGCCAGCGCTTTGGCTGGCTCGTCATCAATCATAGCGATAGCAGCACAATGGTCTTCCCAGTTTACTTCTGGTGGTAATCCACCAGCACCAATATTAAACTTAACAGTCTTAGCGTGCATACCTTGCTCAAGCCAATCTTGATTTGATAGCTGGAGGTTCGGTGATTGACCAAAGTTGTTAGGCAATTCATCAATCCAAGCATAGGCAAACTGACCAGGCTTAGCAGTATCTTCTTGTGGTGGCTCAGGCTTATCTGACACCTCTTGCGCTCGAACAACTGGCACGGCGTAACTGAGGAACTTCTCAATAGATATAACTCTTTCTTTTGTACGATTTGGATTGTTAAGCCATTTAAACCTAAGTTCGCCTTTATCATAATCGACATGCAGCACTTCCATTGCCTCGCCTGCCTTATCGACCCATTCGGTCTTGATTTCGATATTCAATTCGGACATTTTGTGTTCTCCAAGTCTGCAAATAGCTCACATACTTCTTTGAATAAATAAATAGGCACCATAGTCATCTCTGGCTCATCACCACCTTTACTCATCATCAATGTATTATCATGGAACAAACCAAAAGAAAGCTCAGCAACTCTTAGTGTAACAATCTTTTTTTGGCGACTATAAACAATAGGTGCCGCAGGCTTGTCTTTGAGCAATTCAAGCATTTCATCGCAAAATTTTTTTAGGAGCAAGTCCTTAAAGGTATTTTTTATAACAAGGTTTATTAGCTTTGTTGCTTCGATATTAGTCACTCGCTCACCTCACTTACTGGATCAAAATTATTCAAGAAATAAACGATGTCAGAATGGCACTCTTTAGAACCCATGTCATAGAAAACACAGCGCTGTGGCAATGACTTTACAATCGCCAATTCATCACTGTGCTTACATCGCCACTCGCTATCGACCTCAACCTTAGTCACTTCTTACCACCTTTCTTAGTTTTGCGATTGTTGCGCGGCTTATGTGGTATATAACCCTGACCTTTAAACTCAAACGGGTTGCATATGCCATGAGTCTGCTGCTTTAGCATTGCAATAATTCTACTACTGTCCTTTATCTTACTCATCACACTGCCCTCAATCTCGCTTAAAACCAACTCTTACAACCATCAGTAGCGCTAAGAACCCAAGTAACGCCAACAATGAGCCTGATAGCTTGTATAGCGATATAACAACCCATGACACAGCTAATACCAATACCACGTTATAAATCATCGCCATTAGCGCATGCCAGCATTCTGGCCAATATCTCCAATCCATAATCATCTACTCCTTTAATCTGAGTTGGTGGCATGAGCTGCCCATTCTGTTTGTATTGATTCATAATCCAGCATGCCTGATGGTGGGTTAAGGTAATCGCAATCTGAGCACCTGATCATTAAAAAACCATTAGGATAATCACTGCCGGCAGGTCTAGGTCTGAGCTCTAAATCACTAATTGAAAACTTTATAACTTGATAGCAGTTGCCGCATGTTGCTTGATGGTCATTCATGGCTCACCTTTCATGTGCTTTATATACTTTAAAAATCTCGAACATCCCAACCGCCACCATTCCTTTTGGTCTGCTTCATGATTGCAATAAACTTAAACGGAAATTTATCAGCAGCGACTTTAATCTTCACAAGCGCGTCGTCAGTCCAATGACCTTTAACTTCGTGTATTTCTAATTGCCCGTCTGAGCGCATCACCAAGAAGTCTGGCTTGTAGAACGTGTTATCCGCTAGGCGTAGGTTAATGTTGTCAAAAGAGTAGTAAGAGATTTCACCTTCGCGGCGCTGCATTTCTAAATACTGGGCATACGCTTTCTCAGTATTGTTCATCTTCCCTGATTTCATGCGACCTAATGCTTGTACGTTCTTGTTCATCACTTACCATCCTTTGAATTAATGTCGCCATATTCGTGATCTATAGCGTTTCCAAAATCGTCCCACTTAGCATAGTCATCATGGAAAGGATCTCCAGCAACTACTCTTACCCGTCCTGACCAGCCTTTATAAGAATAAATCTTTGTATCAAATGACTTTTGCAGTCCTGCGACGTTGAATCCCTTTGTGGTTTTCATACTCACATCACCTTAACTAAGTAGAGCGTCGCAGCCTTCGCAAAATGTCGTCCGGCACTGGTGCGGCTCGTGATGATATCCGCAGTCACCACATGTATAGCCAGGCTTAACTTCAATAACAACTCTATCTATCGCACTGTTTTTCCAGTCCGTAGTGTCGTACCCTGAATCCCATATGCCGCAGTTCCACGGCAATAGAATCTCATTGTTTAAAATTCTAGTGACTAAAGATTTCTCTAGGCTGTAAACAACCAGCTTCCCTTTCGCATCTATACGCGCGCTCTTAACCCATTTGGGCATGCCATTAAATATCTCTTGCGTTAATTGCTTCATACCGCCTCCTTCATTTCTCTTGATAAACGATCATATGCTGTTACTCGAGCTTCACCAGACTGAACATATCTATCTACATAAGCCTCGGTCTCCGCAGTGGTCATGCCTTCCAGTGGTGGACGCTTACAACCATTCAGAGATAAAGGCGCATACTCATCAGCGGCATCACTAGTGCTGTGACTTGGGTGGTAGATAGGCGGTAAATCACTGTCAAAATTTGAGCTGCCTTTATTGGCTGTGGTGCCCCAATCTTCGTTGTCTGTAGAGAAGCGACCTTTCGCTTTTTCCTGACGTGCTTGATCGGCTTTTTGGTTGTTTGCTTCACGTATCATCCACTTGACTAATCTGACCTTGCGGTTTGATTCTGTGGACAGTGGCTTACCTATCAGCGCTTGCTCAGCGTAGTAAGCTTTGAATGCTGAGATTTCAAAATCATACTGGCCATCAGTCAGCTGAATCATCTGGCCTGCCTTGAATAACTGGCCACGCATTTCATCGATGGTTGGTGCTTCCCAACTCTCAATATCATCTGCACGTTGGTCACGTATCTGATCAGCCTTGGTTGTTGGCCTTGCTGCTGGTTGTGTCTGCTGTGGAGGTTCAACTGGTACCGGTTGAGTTTCTGATTGCTGACTGTCATCAGTAGAGTTATCCACAGAATTACCAACAACCGAGTTTTCCTCGTGTGTTCGCGTGTTATCACTAACTGGTTTATGGTTATTGGTTTCTAGTTCATGGTTACTAGTTATAGCAGCGTTTTCTATGTGACCTTGCGTGACATCGTTGTGACCACTTGTGACAGCTTGCGTGACATCATCATTCTTATTATTTGTGACATATTCTGTGACAGCATCAATGTGACTAGCATGCAACTCTCTTAAGTCTGTTAATTTAATACTACTGTCAACCGACACACCTATATTAGTAAGGTCATCAATCATCTTGCGCTTGTCTTGACGTGACTTGCGTTGGCGTTCTGCTGCTGTCATTGTCACATCAATATTGGCGTGACCTTGTGTGACATCGCTTGTGACATGCGTGTGACTTGGTGTGACAGCTTGCGTGACATTAGTGTGACTGTTTTTGAATTTGTAGTTTTTAATCTCTCTATCAATACGATGGTGGTGATGACGCTTACCACGTTTGACAAAAAACTCATCAAGCACATATTCCAATGAAGCGCGATATTCAGCACTGGTACATAGCAGACGACGTGCCAGTCTATCTATATCTGATGTATCGATGGCTTGCTCGCTGTGGTAGTACATATCTATCAAGTCACGATAGATAGCACGCTCAGGCAATGATAAGTGACGTGCTGAGTTGTTGAAGTCAGCAGGGTTAAACATATAAAAATGCATTACGCCACTCCTTCACTAATCAAACGCTCAACGATCCATGCTTCACCGCGCTTGGTGAACATAGCTTGTGAGAAACCTTGGTCAGTCTGTTTGACTTCGCCCAGTCCTTTATCGATAAACCATTGCTGGAATACACGTGAGCGCTTCACGGCCTTGTTATAAACACCAAGCTCGTCAAGTATCTTATTCATAGCAACAGCTGATAGGCGAACCTTTTGAGCAACTTGTGTGGCATTAAGCAAGCCAGCACGCTCAACTACATTGTCATAATGATTAATCTTAGGCAGAGCTATAGTTAATTGTGCTTGTACAACCTGCTTTGCTTCTAGTTCATCAGCCCAAGCGCGTGCCGCTGTTACTGGATTGGTAAAATCAGGCATCGTTACTACTGGAGAATTAGATTGTGCACGACGCTCTAACTCAACCCATCTGCGATTAATACGGAAACGTAGTGGACGACTATAGCCACTCACCAAATCAAGGCATTGTATTTCTGTCAGCTCGTACTGGCGATAACGCTGTCCATTCTGTTCGTTGTAATAATAGGTCTCCCCAATTTTGGGGAGACCCTCAGATTCATAATCTTTATTAACCAATTCGATATCACGGCAGACATGCTCATGACGTTTATCGCAAAGCTCTGCAATTTCACGGCTAGACATGCGTTTATCGTTATTTTCTTGCATCAATTGAATATTCATTGTAAGATTCCTTCATCAAATGTTTGTATTACAGAAACACCTAAAGCCCATCAGTTCCCGCTGATGGGCTTTTTGCTTGTTCGGCTCTTAGGTAATCAATCGCTTCTAGCTTGTCACCCAAATCAATTATCTGTTGATTGCGCTCGATGCATTCAAACTCACGTTTGATATCTGCATCATTGCCAGCGACTTCTACTCTCGCTCTTAAACGGCAGATTTTGCACTTGTCGTTACACATGATCAGCCCCACAATGCTTTGCGATTTGAACGCTCAATGTGCGAAACGTTACGATGGCGTTCTGAATAGCCGTTTGAATTGCGTCATGCTCATTACAATCGATGCGACCGTCTTCTAATGCTTTGTGCATCTCAGACATAATGTCGCCCTGGCATGCTGACGTAGATAATGCTGTCATGAGTATGCTTGCCTGCGTCGCCTCACCATCAACCTGATAAAACACACCGCCAAGACGCTGAGCCATAGCTTGGATAATAGCTGTGTCGTTGGTGTACTCCATGATGGTCAAAGCTTCGTCTAAGCGCAGATGATGACTATCAGTGTTTGGATTAACCTTGTTATTTAGTACTGTGCTCGACATACCCATGCGTGCGGCAATGGCTGTTGAGCCGCCATGCTTTGGGTTATGTACTGTGCTGTGTGCTGCGTCTATTACGTCCATCGTGTCCTACCTATTTATAAAAACGTTTTGTTGGTGGCTGGCGGGTTGTATTATCTAATCAACTGTTTCAAGTTCGGCTAATGCAGGGCAAAGATCCACGGCTTTAAATTCGCCATTGGTTAGACGCTCTGCCTTTAATGCCAAAGCGGCTGACATATTGGCTTTGCCTTGAACCCATTTCCATACACCAGGCTGACTACAGCCTAGTGCTTTAGCCGTCTTATGCTGATTCCCGAAATAGCTAACTAAGGCTTCATAAGGGTTGTTAGGTTTCATTTTTATTACCTTGGGTATATTTATACCCCAATAATATAACTTTAGTTATTATAAATCAATAACTTTAGGTATTTTACATTGATAACCTAGGTTATTAGAATGATTGCAATAACTGGAGAATAGTAATGAGCACATTAGCGGAGAGGGTTAAGCTGGCTAGAGATAGGCTGAATCTGTCGCAACAAGATGTTGCAGATGCCACAGGCATGTCTCAGCCAAGTTATTACAAGATAGAAAAAGGACTAACTAAGCGGACTACATACATCAACGAACTAGCCAAGGTTTTTGAGGTGAATGTTGATTGGTTAGCAAATGGTAGCGGAGAAATGCTTTCTGGCGCAGCCAATAAGGCCAAAGATACCAAGAGCACTGGTAACGAGGCTGTAACTAATTCTAAGATAGAGCTTGCGAGAATATTGGAAGCAGGATCTGTATCTACAGATGATTCTGATGACGATATGGTATCAATCCCTATTTATGATCTTTATTTTTGCTGCGGCGATGGCAATGGTTCTTGTGAGTTCGAGAACATCAAGGGTTACAGAAAGCTACCACCTTCTTTTTTTAAAGATAGAAATATTAGACCGGAAGACTTTAAATTAATTTGTGCTATCAACGACAGCAACTACCCTTACATCAAAGATGGTGATGAGGTTGGTATTGTAATAACCGATAGAGAGGTAAAGGACGGCGAGTATTACGCAATCTTATTGGATGGTGATCGCATGATAAAGCAAATCTTCAGGGAGGCTGGAGGCTCTTATAGACTGAGCAGCTTCAACAAGGCTTACCCAGACAAAGTGGTTACTCCTGAGCATAATGAAAGCTTAATTATTGCAGGCCGACAAGTTTATAGAGCAGGATAAAAATTATGGATAACAGTAAATTACCGATAAACCAGTTAATAGCTAAAATTAATGAAGCGGCAGAAAATGACGAAGCGCTAAACTTAACTGTTGATGAAGTAAAATTAGCAGCTAAAGAATTTGGCGGTCTGGTCATGATTCCAGTTTATAGTATGGATAATTTTCCAATTAAGCGTCGCAATCGTAATGAAGATGCTGATGTGGGTAAAGAATAACTAGGGTTTTTATTAATAAAGGGATTTTACAGATGACAGACTGGCATTTTGGCTATCAGTTCAATACCCCAATTGTGGGTGAATCGAACTATCAAAAAGCTTTAACAAAGAGCTATAAAGATCCCAATGCTTTTGTAAAGGGCGAGTCTGCTTTTGTTGATGTAAATTTAGTTTACGAACCAAACAATCCTTACGATAAGAATGCAGTAGCTGTTGTTTCTACTCACGGAACATTAGGCTATCTATCTAAGCAGGATACTATTCGCTATCGTCATTTATGCGAAGGCGAACGAGAAACTTTGTCTGTAAGATGCAAGATATATAGAGGCAGTAAAGGCCTCTATGGCTCGTGGGTTGATTTGGATCTAGAGGATTTAGCTGAATCACCACAAAGCTTAAGAAAATACAAAGATGCAGCGAGCCAGCCTACACCACCTTCCCTTCCAGAAAGCCCTAAACAAAAAATATCAATAACAACGATTGTCGTAGGCGCACTAATATTGTTTTTTGTTTTCTTAATAGTCTTCTAAAGCTAAGAGTTGGCGAATACTAACTAGGCGTCAGCGTCAGCACGCTTGAGACTGGCGATAAAATGAGGTGAAATTATGGCTTTATACTCTATAACTTATGATCTTGTTAAAAATAGAGATTACGAACGCTTATATAAGGCGATCATCAGTTTATCTAATAACACTTATACGAAAACTACTGAGTCTCAATGGATCGTACAATCTGATAAGACTGCTACGCAAATATTAGAGTTTTTGAGGAAGCACGTAGATAGCGATGACATTATATTCGTCATCAAAGTGGATAGAAGTTCATGGGCGTCAGTGAATATGAATAAGACCGCCTCTAATTGGCTAAATAGTTAACAAACAACCGCGTTCATTAGAAATTACTAAGAGCCGCCCTATATGGGCGGTTTTTTGTGTCTGAAATTCCAATCTAACAATTACTTACAGTTTATTACGACCGTAAAAATCCCAAAGTAATAAATATTTTCAGTATTTATTACTTTGGTTATTGACAGTAATTATAACTATGGTTATTATTGATGCATCACAACGACGCAGAGTAACTGTTATGAACTCAATCAAAGACTTTCTAGCCAGCATCGGCATCCTTGCACTACTAATCCTTGGTATGACGGCAGCAACGGCTGGCGTGCAGCACATCAATGACGCATTTAATCGCTCACAAGCAGGTCAAGACGCGCTGATTGCTGAACATAAGGCATATCTAGCCCAAGACGATGACAACTACGTCACAGACCCTATGAATGGGTTTGACGAAGAAGTCTACGAGGCATCTGAGCAGGCAAAAGCAGCGAGTCATGCCAATCTTTTTATTTCTAATGCTTACGGGAGGGAGTGATGACGACCTATCACTTAAAGCAGTCTATAGCAGGATGTCTTCGAAACAACCGTGTTGGCACTATCGATTTTTTGGAAGATGGAAACGGTAACCCTCTATCTGATGCTGAAGCAAGAGTTGAACTAAACAAGCTGTTAGAAGCAGGTCACACTGTTATGCCGGTTGGTGACGACTGCGAAGGTTTTGATGTATTTGGTGGCGGTTGTCCTGGTCATGAGCCGCTGGCAGGTAGTGCTTTATGTCACGCAATGCTTAAGCGTGGTGATAAGGCGGTTATGTGTAAAACAAACGAAAGTAATCATATGACGATAATTATTGGCTACAAAGAAGCTAAAGCAGGCGGATGGGTATTTCATAGTAATAGGCATAGCAGACACTACATCGTAGTGCCTATTAACAACCAAGGTGAACCATTAACAGCTAAGGAAGTGGGATTATGAGCACGAAATTAAAAGAACGCTCATTAGTACTTACTACTGAAGAAGTTAATGCAGTGCTGGCAGGTCATAAGACGCAGCATAGAGTGATTGTTGAAAATCCTTCTAATGGTTTTGAGTTTGACTTTAATCTGTCTGGCTTAACCACTCCAGCTATCGGTTATATGAATAATAAATTTGGTCTACTTACTAAGCGAGAAATACACCCTAATTCGAATAAATTTGAAAGAGGTATTACGCCTTGCCCGCTTGGTAAAGTCGGTGATCGGCTTTGGGTGCAAGAGGATTTCATACCTGACCCGCCAGCTGGTCATGATGCGTGGGAAGATGAAGATAGCGTCACTAATTATTTCCAGTGGGATGGGTGCGGCAGTAAGTTATCAGAAATTCCCAATAGATTGCGCACTTCTGAACACGTCATATACAAGGCAGGACAGGACGACCCAGACTCTATGATGTGGTTTAACGCTTTGCAGATGCGCAAATGGGCTAGTCGCCTACTTTTAGAGATAACCGATATTCGTATCGAGCGTGTGCATGATATTGGTGAGGATGATGCCCTGTCGATGGGTTTGTCAAGACTGACTAAAGATGGTGGTCGTACATACAAGTATGGTTTACCCGATAAAGACGGATTGCCCGGCAACGACGATTATGGTTGGCACTGGTCTGAATGGGATGCTGACCACAAGGGAGCACTTGCAAGATATTGGGACAGTATGCAGGGCAAAGGTGCGTGGAATCGCAACGACTGGGTTTGGGTAATTGAATTTAAAAAGGTGGATGACTAATGGCTGATGATATTGATCGCGCTGGTGAGCGCATAGATGCTGAGATGGCAGCTCGTCTGCGTGTCCTACCAACGTTTAATATGCCGTCATTGCTTGATTGCCAAGCTTGCGGTGAAGAGATACCAAGCAAGCGACGCGCCATTGGTGGTGTTACCCGGTGCGTTGACTGTCAAAATCACTTTGAAGGACGGAGATAATAATGGATCTAATCGAATTAAAAACAGCTTATTTAAAAGCTATGTTATGCGCTGCTGCCAAATCAGACGTTAGATATTACTTGGAAGGTGTTTACTTTGTCGGTGGTGATAACAAAGTATTGGCCTACTCTACTGATGGTCGTCAGCTATTGCGCTGGATTGTGTGTGAAGACTACAAGGGCGATGACTTCGATTACATCATTAACCGCCGTGCTATCAAGGACGCTATTAAGACCAAGTATCACATTCATTTAGAAACCTCAACTGGCGACATTGTTTGCGCTAAAAAAGAGGACTTTAGAAGATTTAAAGGTTTGATTGATGGGAAATACCCAGACGTTAAGCGCGTTGTTTCAGGCTACGTTGATAACATCAAGTCAGAGAAAGACGAAAATATATTGATCAATGCTAGCTACTTAAAGAGCTTAAGCAAGATAGGTAAAACAGTCGGAAAACATTACAAGATTAAAGATGTACCAATACGCCTTTACAGCTCAAAGCCAGTGAATGCTATTACTAATATATTTACATTCAACGGTAACAAAAATCTTATGTATATCGTGACCAGTTGCCAATCTGCAGGCGCTACAGATGAAGAGCATCATGCGGTTCTGCTTGATGAACACCCAATCCCAAAAAATGAAACTCAGCAATGGATTGACGAAGGTTTTGGAGCGATATGCAGCGTCAGCAATAAATCTCCAGATGACGCCAAAGGCTTTGCTGAATTTGCTATAAATCGAAAAGTTATTGTTGATTATGACGACGATGGCTATATGGACTCAACAGGCAAAATTTGGCGTTTTGTGTATTTCATTGACGCTGTTAAGCCAAATCCCGTTACTGCATAAGGAGAGTGATTGTGAGTAAGTTGTTTGAGTATGTTTCAAAATATCATCGTACGACAGAAACTCTAACGATGAGAGAGTGCGGCCAAGGACTGTATGTAGGTATAAATTCCGTAAGAGAATTGCCATATGACGAGCTTGATGAGCAAACGACTAGCATTGTTGTGCAGCTCTCTGAAATACCTGAGTTGATCCAATCATTATCTAAATTTTCTAGTGGCTGGATTGATTACGAAATCAAGCAACCTACCGAAAAAGGTGATTACTTGATTCGTGACTATCAAGGTCGAGTAGCTCTAGGTAAATATGGAAATGGGTTTTACATGGAAAGTGGTGGCGAAAAATGGGGAATGGTTAGCCACTGGATGCCGATACCTGAATTACTAGAAAAGGGAGCTTAACCATGCCAAATGAGTCTCAAGCCATAATCGACCTACTCCACCAAATGGGCTTAACGCCTCTTGATTGGGTGGACGCCAAGCAATTCTCTGAATTAACGGGCATTGCTGAGCAGAAACTTCCTCACCGTAAGCAACACTGGCCAGAAAACGTTGTTTGGACGCGAGAAAGTAATAATATATATTACTCAATAAGAGGATATAACAAGTGGATGACACAGCAAGCAGACATACGTTACCGCAAGGCGTGCGGCTTAGATCGGGGCGTATCCAGATCTACTTTAGCAGAGACGGTAAGTCCTATCACGTCACGCTCCCACACCCAGTCACTGCGGAAGGCATCAAGGCAGCTGCTAAAATTAGACGTGACCTAATCACAAAGACTGAATGGGGTGTGCTCACAGAAGCAGACCTCGCCAGCGCTAAAGGCGAAATGGTTAATGATGATAGCGTTATCGTTGGTGATGGCGCCTTATTCCAAGAAGTCGCCCAGAAGTATCTTAAGCATTGTGAAGCCAATACCGACTCTAAAAAAGACTACGTGAGTGCATTGAATAAGCACTGGATGCCTGAAATGGCACTGATACCCATCCACGAAATAACGTCTGATCTAATACGTGACATCATCTCTGACATTAACTTTAAGTCTGACAAGACCTTTAATAATTGCCTGGTACCACTACGCGGGGTCTTTGAAAAAGCCATTGAGCTCCGATTAATCGTTCCAGCAGAAAACCCTATGGCTATGATCAAAAATAAAAAGGTGCAATCGGGATTACCCGATCCATTTACTCGCGCTGAAATGGATGCGCTATTGAATTGGTTAGATAAAAATTTGGCAGATAAAGACCACTTTTATTACTGGTATTTCGAAGTGGCCTTTTGGACAGGCTGTCGCCCAAGTGAGCTTTATGCTTTGAGATGGAAAGATATAGACTGGTTCAATGGCTCAGTGATCATTAACAAGAGTCGTGTACGTGGTGTTGAGAAGCAAGTCACTAAGACTCATACTGCGCGTGAAGTTTATTTAAACGACCGCTCTAAGCGTGCATTTGAAGCACTGGACGCTTTGAAGCTCAGTAATGACTATGTGATGATATGCCCTGAAACAAGCCAGCCTTTCTATAATGAGAAGCCTGCCCGCATGCGCTTGATTGAAGCAATGAAGTCTACAAGAGTAAGACATCGCCCCGCATATAACGCTAGACACACCTATGCCACGATGTTATTAATGTCTGATGTGAACCCTGTATTTGTCGCTAACCAGTTGGGCCATAGCTTGCAAATGCTTATTAAGCGATACGGTCGTTGGTTGCACGGTGATCAGAACAAGCTTGAGATATCCAAGCTGATAACCGACTGA